GCGGTTGCCCATCAGGGATAGAGTCAGGGCACTGCGTTGTATTTGCCTTCTTGGGGCGAACTTCTTATCGCTTACGCCTAGCGTTACCCGTAGCTCAGCAGGCTCACTTGCGCTGCCTCCTACAGCTATTACAGTAACAGCAGACGGTGGTGTGTCCTTAAAGTTTAGTGTGTTAGGTACGCGCAGTATCCGTGCAGGTTCAAAGCACTTGGGGTCTGCTATCAGGTTGTGAATCTTACAAAGCTCAGCCAGACGGTCTATCATGGGTTGCCAGCGATCTCTGCCGATAACCTCAGTAAGCGTCCAGTAGGCGTGTATGCCACGACCTGAATTAATTAGTATGGGCTTGGGTAGCCCGATTGTCTTACAGAAGCGTTGCAGTTCCTGTAGTCCAGTAGCTTGGTCTATATAGCCATCACCGGATGCTGCCTTGTCTTCTCCACAGTCAATGTCCACCCACAATGCCTTGAAGTACTTTGCATTGTCGCCTGTGCGGTTATCTCCTGTTTCGTACTTGGCGCAGCCAAAGTACACGTCGCGCTCGTCTTTGAGCATCTCTTGTACTAGCTCATTTACCTCTTCTCTAGTCTCTACAAGGTGCTGCCTCGTCTTCTTGTTCTTGATGCCTACTACTGCGTACCAACCCTCGGGGGCAAGTACAGCATCTAAAAGGTCGAAGTCAGCCATGTCTTATCTCAGGTGAAAAAAAGGGGGAGGATTTCTCCTCCCCGAAAGCCGCAGTTGCGGCGCGAGAACTTAGTCGTCACTCCACGCGCTTACTACATCTGCTAAGCTCTTTGTTTCTGTAGGCGGTGGTGCAGCTTTCTTTGACGGACGCTTGATCGGTTCAGCTACTTCCTCTTCTTCTACCACTTCCTTAACTGCCTGAACTTTCTTAGGCTTCTGTTCAAACTCCTCGTTGCTATCCTCTCCCTTGTCCACAGCGGTTACGTTAAGCACCACAGCTTTCTGTGAGTCAGGTGATTCAACTGCGACAGCAACCGCATCTTGCAGGTCAGGGTCGCTTGCTACAAAGCCAACCGCACGGAACAATATAGACTGATTGTTGTTGTCCTCGTTAAAGTCAATCTCAGTTACTATGCCGTCGATGTTTTCACCGTTAGCAATGATGTAGTCAAGGTAAGCATTGAGCGGAAGCGTTTGACCACTACCCTTACCAAAGATTGATTTAGACGCTACCTCAAGCTGATAGATGTCGCCATGATTATTGCCGCCCACTTCCTCTGGCAGAATAACCGCTACGCGACGTTTGAAACGGCATGCACGAGTCTCGCCTTGACCTGAACCCTTGATGTTCTGTGGGCAGGTCTCGCACGTCTTACCTTGTGGGTTCTTGATGCTAACGTCAGGCTTGTTGCCATCGTTAGTCCAACAGTCAGGTGCAGTAGCTTCCGCATTAGGGTCGTATGCTTTAACGTAGAACGTACGCTGTACAACAGGAGCAACGCCTACTAGTACCACTTGCAACGGCGATTTAAACTTACCTGCTGTCTCGCCGTTAACTACACGAACAAACATACCGTTACGTGGCGAGATACGCTTGAGCTTGCTGCCACCCTTCATCAATGACTGAGTCAATGCGCTAGGGGCTTTCTTACCTGCAACCGCTAAGTCGCGGTTCTTGAAAATAGAAACGTCGTTTGTCATCTGTTACTTCTCCTTACGGTAATTTTATATGCACTGTCCAACAACATACCCTTAGGGAATTTGTCGGGGTTCTCTTCAAGAAACTGCTTCATGTTCGTCTGACTAATACGCTTCTCAAACAAACCATAAGCGTCATTCTCTTTGACGAATTCATACATCGAGTCCCAATCGTTAGTCCAGTAGCGAGTCGCTACTCTGCGCATTACTGTACCTGCTTGGGTTTTAATACTGTCCGCATCTGTTGCTTTACATATCTCTAGCAACTTAGCTTCAATTACATCTATCTGCTCTTCTAACTTCTTGTCATCTTCTTCGTACTGCGCTTTCAACGCTGACCTTGCATCGCGTATCTTTAAGTAGATAGACGATAGCTTACTAGTAGATATTTCATCCATAACGCCCCCTTAAAATGTGTACTTAGGAGCGCATGTGACATCAGTAACAACGTCAGTAGTTCGACCAGATATTTTTTGCTTAGCCATAATGACTACCGCACGAGTACGGTTGAATTCACACTCGTTGATTGCCATGATGACTTCGTTGCGGCTCATACCACGAATCTCTTTATCTACGATAAGACTAGAGTTTGGCAGCTCAGAGAAAGAAGAGCATCCCACTAGTGCAAGTGGAATGATAAGTACTAGTTTGTTCATGCTTAGCTCCTTCGGTTAATAAAAGTGCGGGGTCACTAGAGAGGTATGCTGCAATGTCAAAGGCTCTAGCCCCCGCTGCCGGTGTTATTAGCGCCACCTCCGGCTGGGCTATTTTGATTCTATTTCCTGCTTATACAACTCAATTATTTTATTGTGGTTTACTATGTTGCCCCGAAGCATTGCGTACATTCGTCGTTCGACTTCACTACCTTTTATATGTACAACAGTCATCGGGTTCTTCTGACCCGGCCTATCAATTCGTGCATTAGCTTGAAGATACGTTTCAACACTAGTGACAGGTGCGTACCAGATTACTACATTTGCTGCGGTTAGTGTTAGTCCATGTGATGCTGCTTGCGGTTGAATTATTAATACCTTAGTATTTTGGTCGGTCTGAAATCTATTAATAATGTCATGTCGTTTGTTAACTGTTACTTGTCCGCTAATAACTTCACAGGCGATACCAGACTTAATCAGATGCGCTTTCAATAAAGCTATCGTATGGGTGAACGGTACAAATACCAACACCTTGTGGCTAGCTTCTTCTATGACCTCTTGTACTACGTTCAGACGGTTCGATACATCAAACTCAATTACATGCCTATCGTCAGAATAAACTGCACCGCCTGATATTTGCAACAGTTTATTTAGTTTTACTGCTGCGTTAACAGACGTAACATCTTCACCATCCGCTGACATCATCATTTGCTGCTTGAGTATTTCGTAATACTTTTTTTGTTGCGTCGTTAATGGTGCATCACGTTCTACGTACGTTACATCTGGTAGGTCAAGGCACTGCGCTTTCTCAAACCGTATCGCTGGTTGTAGTGCGTTATGCACAGTTACTTCCGAGTCCTTGCGCGGTATCCAACGGAACTGACCAACCTTCTCCAGTACCTTGTCACGGAACTGCCCATAGAACTTAGGTATACCCTCAGGGTTGATTAGCTTAGCCAAACCATACGCATCCACAGGGGACTGCGCAGCAGGTGTACCAGTCAACATCCACAACCATGTGTCTGGTGTAATCAACGTCTTCAATGCTTTCCATCGGTTAGTCTGTATGTTCTTATACGCTGACGCTTCGTCTGCAACAATTAAGTCAAACCCACCATTAGCAATATCTTCCCTGACAATATCTACACCATCAAAGTTAATGATGACAAACTCAGCATCACCTTCTATAACTTTAGCGCGTTGCTCTTTCTTGCCATACGCTATGTCTACTGTTCTATGTACAGCAAACTTAAACAAGTCTGCTTGCCATGCGGATTTCATAATCGACAAAGGGCAGACGATAAGCACTCGACGAATTACGCCTAACTTCATTAAATAGTCAGCCGCCCAAATTACTGCTGCTGTCTTACCTGTACCTTGCTCGTTAAAACAAAATGCTTTCTTGCGTAGTGTGAGAAACGCTGCTGTTTCTTTCTGATGGCTAAACGGTTTGTGTAGGCCGGGCCAGTTGTAGTCTCTCGTGATGGTACTAGGTACGTTCTTAATCTTTAGGTTCGTAAGTTGTTGCGCTTCTTTAAGCCCAAAGAAAACGGCAACGTCATGCAGCCCATCCGGTAGCCACCCGATGATCTTGCTCTTCTTGATCTTCTCGATGACTAGATGCGGTCGTCTAGTTCGTATCACTATTACTTTGTCGTTTAATACTTGCATTATTTTTTAGGTTTATTTTTTTTAACTGTGTGGTCTGAGTTACGACTAAACGAACGATTAGCACTCGGCTTCTTTAGCTTCAAGTTACTCGGTGCATTAGTGCCACCTTTGCTAAGCGGTATCGTATGGTCTATGTCTTTACCTGTACGATCAATGCCCTTCTTGTCCATCTCGTTACGCGCACGTTGTCGCTCCATCCTTGTGGGTAACTCACCACGTTCTTTCTGTTGCTCGTATTCTTTCTTGTACGGCCTAGGTTTGTTTACGTATGGCATTTAAGTTCTCCTGTACATCATCTAAACGTCGCATGGATGAGCTATTTAAATCTTTAGCAGTCAATCCAAATTCTTCTGGTGTTGATTCCCATAGCGGCTTGCGTCCTTCTAGTTCTGAAGCACGTAATGCTTTACCTACAGTAATACTTATCTCCATCATCATGTTCTGTTTTTCTTCAGCGATTGCTCTTTGTACTTCTTCTTTAACCGCTTTGCGCAACATGCTGTTTAGGTTTAGTGCTACTTGTTTTTCTACTCGTTCGTTTACTTTACCTTCTAGTATGACCGCTGCATCCACTGCTTCTTGTGTTAGTGCTTCACTCATTTTTATTTTCCTCGGTTGTGTGTGCATGTTGTTACAGGGCAGAACTTACATAGAGGCCCTGCTATTGGGTTCCATACATCATTCTTCATTGCTGCTTCAAGTCTTACTAGCTCTGGTTCCATGACGTTCAT